GATCCGAACAACATTGGCGACTACGGCATTGGCTCGGTCAAGAACCTGACCGTTGGCGTCGGCGTCAAAGAGGAAGAATACACCAAGGATGGTGTGAAGAAGATGGGTTCAAAGGTCTCGTACTACTACGATCCAGAAGCCGCTGACAACGACAATACCTCTGCGGCCAAGTCGTCTGAAGCTGGCGGGGCAGATCTGGATGACGAGATCCCGTTCTAAGCGTCGCCCAGCGCTTAGGGGGTGGTGGCTTTCTCCTCCTATGTCCTCGTCGGTCACCACCCCCCATCCCCACCCCCCAAGGAACAAGTCGTGCAGCCTGACATCGTGCAGCTTATTGAAAAGCCCCACGAAGGCGGGGAAGAAAAAGCCCGCCGATACATAGGTGCTTCTGGCATTGGCACTAAGTGCAATGCTGAGCTGGCATGGTCGCTGCGCGGCTTTCCTAACGCTCCTATTGATCCGCAGTTGAAGCGGATTTTTTATGCTGGCCATCAGATCGAAGAGTGGGTTGTTGCTGACCTGAAAAAAGCTGGCATAGAAATCCATGAGGTTGATCCAGACACCGGCAAGCAATGGGATTTCCAGCTTCAGGGCGGCCACATCAAGGCTCACGCCGACGGCAAGATGCTACACAATAACGACTGGTCTCTTGTCGAGATCAAGTCGATGAACGATGGCAAGTGGAGCGAGTTCAATCGCATCACGATACAGTTTAGCCACCCGAGCTACTACTCACAAATGCAGTTGATGATGGGCATGTCTGGCCTGACCAAGACGATGTTCATCGCCTACAACAAGAACACCTCGAAGTATCAAGTCGAGTGGGTTGAGTATGACGAGATGTATTTTCAGGGGCTGCTGGCCCGGGCAGAGATTGCAATGTTCGGTGTGCCGCAGCGGGTGGCCACAGACAAATCCGACTGGCGCTGCAAGGGTTGCTTCAAGCGGACGGTGTGCTGGGGGGAAGAGGTGCCAGATCCAGACTGCCACTTCTGCGCCCATGCAGCACCAACAACTGACGGCGGATGGGAATGTTACAACGACTTCGGCACCCTCTGCAACGATTACCAACAATACAATGCAGGATACCGATGAAGGAATACGTTTACCTCGCGGCACCGTACAGCTGCGGTGATAACGCCAGCGAAGAGGAGCGCGACAAACGCTTCTGGCAGATCACAGCCATGACCGCCGAGCTCATGAAGATGGGCTATGTGGTCTTCTCTCCGATCACACACTGCCACCTACTTACAGAGTTCGGGTTGGCTAAGAGCCACGACTGGTGGCTGGAACTTGACTACTGCTATCTCGAGGGCGCGAGCGGACTGCTCGTGCTGGAGATGGAAGGGTGGCAAATGTCACCCGGCGTCCGTGGCGAGATTGCCTTCGCCAAGGAGCATAACATTCCGATCGCCTACCTGAAACCTGATGCGGCAGTGCTGAATAAGGGGCTTCAAGTTGGCGGTTACATTTGAGGAGCGAAAGACGTTCGGATGGCTTGGACGAATACCAAGCGAGATAGTCTCAGCGAAGCGCGAAGTCGTGATGGCCTACAAGCGTCTAGCATCAGACGCCAAAGAGGTCGCCCGAATGGGTGGCGGGGAGCTGAAGATCAAGAGAGCGAAAGACATCGAGCGCAGATATTACGACTTGATAGAACGAGCCAAGAGAGAACAAGCATGAGCTCCAACAGTGAACTAGTCTCAGTCGAGCGAGAGCTGATTGAAAAGAAGCATGAACTGGATAGCATCATCGACCGGATCAGAGATCTGGAGTGGTGCATTGAGGTGAATGGTGACGACGAATACGAAGCAAGACGACGAGCCGTCGACAAGGTGCGCTACGTCAAAAACGCTATTAAAGAACTTGAGATACGAAGGGCGGAGATTGTCGGTGGACGCTAAAGAAACAAATCCAAAGGATGCCGTGGGGATCAAGAAGGTACCACTGTCGACAGTCTCCGCCCTTGTGCTGCAAGAGCTTGGCGTCGGCATGATGGAAGGCGCTCGCAAATACGGGCGGCACAACTACCGCGTCGTCGGTGTGCGGTCGAGTGTCTACTACGATGCGACGCTGCGCCACTTGATGGCTTGGTGGGAAGGTGAAGACATCGACCCAGACAGCGGTCTAAGCCACGTCACCAAGGCGATATGCTCGTTGGTTGTGCTGCGTGATGCGATGATCAACACCATGCTTGAAGATGATAGGCCGCCTGTTGAGGCTGAGTACCACACGCACATGGGCCGACTTCAGTCGGTCGTTGATAGCGTGTTCGAGCGGCACCCGACGTCAGTCCCGGCCTACACCCGGGGCGATGAGAACGATAAGCGGCAAAAGATCAAGACTGATTGGGGTTAAGTAATGGAAGAAGTAATGATCGACTTGGAAACAATGGACACCAAGTCAACGACAGTAATAGTGAGTATTGGCGCCGCAAAGTTTGAGGCTGGCGCAGGGGTGTCGGATACCTTCTATCAGCTATGCGACATCGACGATCAGATCTCCGGTGGCCGCACCGTCAGTGGCTCCACCATTCGGTGGTGGATGAAGCAGAATGAAGGTGCTCGACTTGAGATGGCTCGTGACCACAACCCAACACTACGTGAGGTGCTTGATGACTTCAGCCAGTGGCTTGGTCACAAGCCGGTGGTGTGGGGCAACGGCGCGACCTTCGACATCTCGATCCTTGAGGACGCCTACGACTGGCTTGGTCTCAAGGCTCCGTGGCCTTACTACAATGTGCGAGATATGCGGACGATCACTGCACTGGGTGCGGCTGACAAGGCTGAGGTTCCCTCAGTTGGCGATGCCCATAATGCGGTTGATGATGCGGTGTGGCAGGCTAAGTACGTCTCCCTCGCCCTTAGTCGGCTCGGCACTAAGGCTCGGACTTTGCTCTGACGGCTCAGCCCATAGGGCGAGATAGCCCTTCTCCCACATATCTGCTTCAGCATTGCGGCGGCGTACCAAACCATTGGTGCGCCGTCCTGCTGCGTAGACCCACCGGGTGAACTGGTAGGGGACTTCATCCCAGCGCTCATGGCTGTTGACACAGCGCAACAGGGTGCTTTGCTTAAGAGCGTTCGAGCCAAGATTGAAGGCAAAGCTGATCAAGGCTGAGCGTTGCAGGTGGTGCAGTGGAACCTCAACCATGCGATCGACTGCCCGGGCGAAGCGCAGGGTGTCGTGATCGAGGAGAGCCTCAGCTTCTAACTTAGTGATGGTGTGGGTGTCTTTGGTGACGCGCTGACCGTCCATGTATGTGGCGCCGTAGCCGATTGTCCAGACGCCGATGTGATCCTGATATGGCTGGAGGCCCGGCTTGATCTTGTCACCGTCCCCCAACCCCTCGAAGTGCATGATCAAGGCAAGGCCTTCGAGGCAGATTGGGTGCGTCATCTGCGCAGCGTGCGGATCTCAGAGATGCGCCCCTTCGTGGTGCGGTAGCCAAAGAGGAAACCAAGCACGGCTTGGATGGCGTCGCCGATGAGCGAGCCCCACAACACCTGAGCAACGACTGTCATGTTGCTGGCACCCATCTCGCTGATGACGCCGTAGGCGTACAGGCCAGCGATAATGAAGAACATTACCATGATGAGTAGGGCGCAAGTCGGGCGGAGCATGGCGTTGAAGCCATCGACGAACTTGATGCCGGTCGGCTGCTGGAGTTTGTAGATGTTGGCCATCTGCTTGCCGAACGCCCGCATCTCTTCAACAACTACATTTGCATCCAGCTCGGCCAGCTTGCCGTCGGTCTGCTTATCGAGCATCTTGAGGGCCAGCTCAGACGATTTATCCATACGCTCAAGCTCGCGGGAATGTTCACGACTGGCGACGACCTCCTTCATAATGTCGGGGAGGAGGCCGCCAGCGATGCCCATCAGGGCTGATACTGCTGAGATGATCATGGGTTATTCTTTCCAAGGTGATTTGAATGGGCTCTCGAAGCGGGCGTTTGCTTTGCCAGCCTTGGCTTCCCCGGCGATGCCGTCGACAGCCCCCTCCTTGACGACTGGCATGCCGCCAAGGATCGGTATCCGGCCAGCGACGGCACGGGTGGCCGCCCGTTCAGGGTAGTTCTTGTCGTTGTCGCGTAGCGTATCGAAGGCTCCGGCTGCCACTGTGTAGCCATCCATCACCGTGCCGACGCTCGGGCCAGCGACGTAGCTCATGAAGCGGACTTGGCCCCATGCGCCGTTGTCTGTCTGGGCGGCTGCGTTGTATGTGAACTCAGCGAAGAGGCCAAGCGCACCCAAGGCCATCAGGCCCTCGAGCGCCCAACCAAGCACTGTGTCGGCATCGCCATCAATATTCAGATCGAAGCCGAAGCTCTCAGCGATCTTGGACAGCTTGCGTTCGCGGAAGACCTCATCGTCCTCGCCGCGCATCTGGATGACGTCCTTGACACCAAGGCTGACAACGCCAAGCCCGACACCAGCAGTCGCCATGTACATGAGGGGCTTAAAGTTGCCGTGGCGGGCTTCGACGAGGACATCCTTGGACAGGCGAGCCATCATTAGCGGGAACGACTTGAGTTGGAAGACCATCGCACCCCATGGGGTTTGAGCCCACAGTGGTACGTCGTTCGGGTTCGGGGAGAAGACAGCCTCGTTGACGAAGCGGTGAACCGCGTATCGCAGGTCATCGAACTCGTCGGTCTGGCTGTCGGCAACCTTAGTGAAGTCGTGCTCGATCGGCGAGTGCGCCGGATCGGCGTAGTCGCCAAGGCCGTAGCGATCGAGGAACCGCTTGGCTTTGCGGTAGGCTGCCGTGTTGATCTTGCCGTCGCGGGCCAAGCGCTGGGCTCGGCCAGCCTCAGCAATGAACGCTTCATGGCCGATGATGCTGGCGACTTCGCGCTGCATGTTCGTCCACGGGGAGAGCAGGATGCCATTGAAGAAGGCGTGCTGGAAGCGGCCACCGCTGTCGTGCATGTTGGCCATACGGTCGTTGATGTAGTTCTCGACCGACACGCCGATGCGCTGCGCTGCCCGGCGGTACTGCGGGTCAGTGCTGTAGCGCTGCCATGCTTTGGCGAAGGCGCCCAAGTTGCCGGAGCGGATGAGCGGCATGGCCATATCAGGCATGGAGGTGAGGGTCGTGAAGCCCAGCAGTGTGACGCTGTTGAAGGCCCGCATGCCACGAGAGAACTTCTGGCTGGCTTGGCTGAAGTTGTCGATGGGTTTGCGGTGCAGCGACTTCATCATGCCTTCCATGAAGCGGACGCCGTTGCCATCGAGGCCACCGTTCGGGCCAAAGTCAGCCAGTGCGTTGGTGATGGCTTCGACATGGACGTTGAACTGGTTGTCGTTGGCACCCAAGCGATCACCATAGGCGTCGCGGAGGATCTTACGAACCGCGTCCTTGTTGGTATGGCGGGCTGCCTTGGTGTCGCCGTCACGGGTGATGGCTTCAGCCAGCTGCTCGAAGATCTGGATAGCATGGCCTTCGTCAGCAGCGATGGCGCCGAACTTCTTGTTGACCACACGCACCGGGTTCATGCTGACTTCGCCACGGGCGTAGTCGATGCGGTCAACTGAGTGGCCGCGCATCAGAACCTGAACCAAACCCTGTCGACCACCGGCTGCGGTGGCGATGTAGGCTGAGAGACCGTGGTCACCTTCGCCCAGTTTGGCGGCCAGTAGGCGGCGACGCACTGACTGGTCGTAGTATTTGGCGAGGGTGCCATTCAAGTCGCCGGTCTGGAACTTGTTCAGCTTCTCGTAGAGGTTCGGGCGGGTGGCTTTCAGGTCAGCCCAGTCGATGTCCAGCATACGGCTGAAGCTGTGGTCGGAACCAGCAGCGCCGTAGTCGGCGACGCCATTGTCGTCGATCATGCGGTTGTACATACGCTGGGCAGCTTCGCGTGCGTTGGTCGGGGAGATGCTTTCTCCACGGCCAGCAGCGTCCAACTGGAACCACTCAGTGAAGGCATCCACAAACTCGTTGGGATAGTTCTTCATGGTTTCCGTGTCCCACACCTGCGGGAAGTAGCGACCGTTCTTCTTGCGCTCACCGATGACAAGGCCAGCTTCGCGCTGACGGTTCAACTCACGCTCGAACTCACGGCTGATGGCGGTGGCGGCGGTCTGCTCCTTGGCGTTGAGCTTCACGCTGTCGTCACCACGCAGCCACTGGATGATGTGGTCATGGCTGTCAGGGTGGGCAACCTTGCCCCAGAACTTGTTGCGACGCATCCAGCGCTTGGCGGCAGAGCCAGCGTCAGGCAGGTCGTGCAGTTTCTGGAACAGCGGCATAACAACCTTCGCCACCTCTCCGCCATGGGCTTCGTAGAAGCCGACGCCGTTCTCCGGCTGGATGAAGTCAGCGAAGTAGGCCGCGCCACCCCGACGGATGTGGTCGGAGTTGCGGCTGATGAAGTTGGAGCCAAACTCTGCGATGGCGTCGATGTCTTCAGCGGTTGGGTTGTCACCCTTGTAGATACGGCGCATGGCCTGTGTGACACCCTTCGGCATCTGGAGGCGCTGCATCTCAGTGGCGACCGGCATGAAGTTGCGCAGGTCGAGCGTGCCGCCAGTCGTGGCGATCTCGTTAAGGAGAGAGCCGCCCATCTTGGGAGCGTTGCTCGGGGCCAGTGAGTTAAAGAGGCCGGTCTGCTCTTTGTCGAAGTGAGAGGCGTTGACGTGCTTGATGTTGTTTGGATCGAACACCAGCAGCGTGTCTGCGTTGACGCCTTCGGGAGCGCCACGCTCGGTGACCTTCACGCTGTCGTAGCCGGAGCGCTTCATGTATTCAGTCAGGCGGCCACGGGCATCAACCTCGTCAGCGGCTTGACCCTCGCGCACCAGCTTGGCGACCATGTACTCATAGAGCTCGGTGCCGTCCATGATGGCGGGCATATCGTTGGCGCTACCGATGAGGCCATCGTCGACCATACCCATCACCAAGTCTTCGCCGACAGTGCCTTTGCCGTAGGTGGCCTTATTGCTGAAGTCGAAGGTGTCTACGGCACGGACGAAGGTCGGCAGGACTTTCGGGGTGCGGTCGACGCCGATGGCGATGTTCATGTAGTTCCAGATGTCGGCCTCTTCCCGGGCCAGACGGCGCAGCTTATCTTCAGCGCGACGCAGTCGTGCGACGGTGTCTGGGTCGTCACCAGCCGCCTTGGTCAGCTTGTAGTTGAGGGCGGTGATGTCGTCTTGGGCCATCTGCATACGGACGACGATGCTGTTGATATCGCGGGCCAGCTCATGGCCGATGGCGCGGTCGCCCGCGTCAGCCACTTGGTCATCCACCATGCGGATCAAGCTGGAGAGAGAGTAGCCTTCGGCGTAGTTGTCGGCGACGCTCTTCGACTTGATGAGGTAGACGCCTTCGCCGAACTGGGCGGCTTGAGTGGAGGGCTCAATCACAACGTCAGGGTCTACAGCTTGGTCGAAGCGGGTGCCGTTCGGGGTGCCATGGAAGTAGATGAAGTTTTCCAGAGGCTCATCCGGGCCAGCGCCAACGAAGTCACGAACACGAACCTTGGTTGCATCATCCATCGAGGACACGACTTCGGCTGCGTAGTTGCGAGCCATCGAGGGCATGACCGCAGCGTTGTGGCCAGAGGAGGTGACGGCATTCTTCGCCGGTTTCATCTTGCGCCCGACGAGGCCCATGTCACCAAAGTAGGTGAGCTCGCGGAACTGCTGTCGGATGGTGCGGCGTCCGATGATCCCGTTCAGCACATAGGCTGCGAACTCAATCAAGCGATCAGCAAGCGCGCCAAGGGTGGAGCGCATGACGAGCGGCGACTGCCCTTGGCGAACCTTAAACATATCGCCCTTGCCGACACGCTCACCAAGGTAGAGCGCCCAGCCTTCGACGAACCATTCAGAGGCTTTGTCTGCGTCGTCGCCGTAGTCGCGGGCGATGCGTTCAGCCAGTGGATCGCCTTTAGCGAGAGCCTCATCGAACGACTTGGAGATGTTGACCATGTCCTGCTCGCTGAAGGTAGTGCGAACCAGCATGTGGCCGATTTCGTGCATCAGGTCGACAGGGGAGGCGTTGCCTTTGTTCAGGCCAACCGCGAAACGGCGGACTTTCTTGACCGTCTTGTTGATGATCGGGTCACCCATGTCGAGGACGGCAGCGTTGGCGCCATCTTCGAGTGGTTCACCAGCGATGCGGTACAGGCTGGCGATGTCCATGTAGTCGGCTTCCGACACCAAGGCTTTGCCGTTCTTACCCATCAGGTTGAGCATGCGGTAGAGGACGGTGCGGGTGGCGTGCTCGATCTTCGGATCACGGTGGGTGCCACGGAGCAGGAGTTCTTCGATGTGTGACACGGTCTTGGCGGGGATGCCGTTGACCTTCGGTACACCCACGTTGTCGGCGGCTTCGATCTGAAGAGCCTTGTGGGTGATGGAGTTCTCTGGCCGCTTCGGCGTGACGCCACGATCCTGCATGACTGCGTAGACCATGCGCTTCCGTTCGTGGTCGCCCTTATTGATGGCGATGTTGGCCCACTTACGGAGGTTGCGCATGTCAGCGAACTTGAGGACGTCAGGCAAGTCGACGACGTTGATGTCGCTGAGCTCGGGTGCCGACTGCACCAGCTCGGTGACGCGGTTCATGAGGGAGACACGCTGCTGGCGGTTTAGTTGACCATGGGCCAGCCACGCCTCAGCGTCGGCTAGATCCATAGTCTTCAGCGGCGGTAGCTTCTTGCCGGGCTCTGGGTCGAAGCCAGTATCACGCATCATTTCTGTGCGTGCTTTCTCGGCAGCCTCACGACGGATGCGGTTGGCTTTCCGTTCAGCGTTATACTTGGCGCGGGCCTTGAAGCGCTTGGTCGCCTTGTTCGGGCGGGCGGCCTTGGCCAGCTTGACGGTGCCGTCAGCGTCGATGTCGATCTTGGCGGTGCGGCGGATGATGTTGCGGAACTCACGCTGGCCACGATAGATGGCCAAGTCGAGGTGGGCGAGCTTGAGGTCGAGCATTGACAGCATGTCGTATGCGTCTTCACTCAAGCCCATCTTGATGTTCTCAATCATCAGCTCGAAGTTCGAGGCCAAGTCGCCAGAGGTGGGTTCGTCGGCTGGATCGAAGACGGAGAAGCCATCGAGGTCGCTGTCGTCGACGAAGCCGTCGAGGTCGTCGGTTAGGCTATCGAAGTAGCTGTCGGTGCGAGCCTTGGCGTCGGCGTCCAGCTGCTCCATGCGAGCGATCTGGTCAGTGTTGTAGAGCTTGTCGATGGTGTTGGCGACGCGAGCCTCACGGAAGGCGATGAGCTCAGGTGCAACCTTCATATCTTCGCGGATGTCGCGGAAGGCTTTGAGTAGGAGGTGGCGAGCCTGACGGGCAGACGCACCATGCTTCGGGTTCATTTTGCCTTCACCATCGAGCAGGCGGACACGCTTGGTGCCGACAGCCTTGACGCCGGAGGAGCCCTTAACACCATGGGTCTCTTCGCCCTTCTGGCCACCGAACTTCTGGTAGATGTCGAAGGTGATCTCGTCGATGGCCTGCATCTTCTCGCCCATGTCGTCGACCTTCATGGCGTTCGAGATCTTCACGCGCCACTCCTCGAGGTCGATGAGTTGTTTGGCGGCTAGGCCAGCGGTTGACTTGTCATCCACCATGCCGGGGATGTGGTAGAAGCGACCGACGCGCTCTTCGTCTGGCATAACCTTGTCGAAGAGTTTCTGGAGGGTCGGGTCGATCTCAACTTCCGGGTCGTTGAGCACGAACTTGCGGATGAATTTAGATGTCGCATTGGCGATGCGACGCCAGATGCTTTCGACGCGATCGGGTGCAATACCAGCGCGGCCATTGGATAGTGCCCACTGGGAGAACTGCACGGCGAAGAACTCGCCCGGGCTTTCCAGTTCGTTGCCACCCATGTTGGGCAGTCGTTTGTGGATGAGGTCTTTGTTTAGGCGGCCATCTTCGGTGATGTAGCCCTTCATGGCACGCCAGAACTCAACCTGCTCAGCCGGTTCGAGGACGTTGAAGAACGACCAGTGGCCAACTTCATGCAGCATTTCAACGATGCCGGGGTAGTATTCGTTGCCGCCAGTCAAGAAGATGTCGTTGCTGTTGTAGGTCTGGTCAGCCGCACGCTCGGTGGCCAGTGGCGCAACATGGCCGGGCTCACCTTGGGTTTGGCGGAAGACCGGGTACGACTTGTCGCCGCGACCGATGCGGTCAAGGACACCCAGCATGCCAGCGACTTCTTCGTTGGGGCGGCCAGAGGTGATGTCCACGATCTGGCGGGCGGCAGCCAAGCGGCCTTGGTTCCGCATCTTGATCGGCGGGTAACCGGCGAGCACACTGTTCAGGGTTTCGAGGGTGTTGATCAAGCGGTCAATGCCGCCCTCGTTAGCGACCTTGCTCCAGCTTGCGGTGTGGATCATGACCGTGCGGTTGTAGAGATCCTCGACTGTCTCGATCTCTTCGCCGCCAGTGATGTCGCGGAGGATAGCGCGGTCGTCTTCGCGCAGCTTGATCGTGTGCGCCTTGTCCATGTGTACGTTTTCGGGTGCGCTTTGAGTTGGTTTCTTTTCCTTGAAACCAACAGCACGCTCGACCGGGTCGCCCGGGAACAGCGGCTCGAAGGCAGCCTTGCGAGCTTGCGCACCGTACTTAC